TAGCCAGTGGACGTAGGGCAGAGACTGGATGCGGCCAGCCTTCCGCATGTAATCAAAGGCGTGCCAGTCTTTCGACGGAAGGAACTCACGCTTTTCGAGGGAGACGTTGAAGTCGCGATCCACGACCATCTCGTGGCCCTCGTTGACTTTTTGTATTCCGGTCAAGGCAAAAACAAGATCGATATTAATTAAGGCGAACGAGGTTCGACAGTTTTGGGAGATGTAGCTGGAATCGGTGCAGGAAAAGGCCACGATCTTACAGCCGTTGTTGTGGAGCTTCGCGATGGTTGGGAGGTTTAGGTAATCAGCGCTAGTGATGACGATGGCGTTATGGATTTTCTCAAGGCGATTGTCCTCGATGTGGGCTCTGCCGTTCGCGTACAACCACTGGGCCATCCCCTTGAAGAATACCTTGGTCAGGTATTCGTGAGCGTATGGGCCGTTTGGCGGGTCGTGGAAGACGATGGGGTTCACTTGATGGCTTGGAGATTGAGGGACATCCAGAGGGCGTCATCGGATTGGGACATGTGTGGGAGCCGGCAGCGCGAAAAATCGTCGTAGTCCGCGTGCTCTGTTTTACGCCAATCCCAAGGACGAATGTCCATAAATCCGACCTTGCGAAGATCGCGGGTGAGAGTCTTTTCGTCGAAGGCAACAGTGTGGCGATTCAGGTGCATGTCCTGCCGGCCGTAAAGCAGGCCCATCACATCATCAAGGCTCCCCGTGCGGCGATACCATTCGACGATGGCGGCGAAGTTCGGGACTGCAAGGCGAAGGATGCCACCCGGTTTGAGCAGACTGCGCCAGTGAGCGAGCGTGGCGACCACGGCGAACCTGTGGACGTGCTCAAGCAGATGCGACGCATACAGAAGCGAGAACGATTCCTTGTCATACGGCAGGCTAGTCACGTCGTAGTAGGCGTCCGCCTTGCCAGAAGTGAAGAAGTCGATATTGATCCAGCCCTGTTCGGGTGGCAGGTAGCAGCGACCGCAGCCGAGATGCAGTTTATCTTTGGTCATATCCCAGCCTGTTTCTTAATCTCGTGGAACAGCTCGATGCGTTTCTCAATGGGCAACATTGTAAGGTGACAGGCGAAATCGCCGGCAGCCCACGGCTCGGGCACCTGGCCGGGACAAACTTCGTCCGGCACTGCGTTGAACTTCCGTCGTGGATGGATGTTGATGAAAGCGCCGTCTGGCTCGCCGGGTTTTCTATCGACAAGCTTCAGCCCTTCGGTCTTTCTGCGGATCACGTCCCTCATCGGCCCTTGTTCTGCAAAGGGCTTGTCCCTCCACTCCGGCTCCATCGCAAGGCACTCCTCGAAGAGCGGGACGCAATCGCGATGGGCCACGAATCCGCACATGGAGAAATGCCAGGGCTCTACGGCGTCAGCGCCCCAGTCCTGTGAGACGTGGAAGCCGAATCCGGGCAGGCCAACCTCGAACTCCGGGTTCGTGATCATCTGGTCCACGTCCAAATAGATGACGCGATCACATTCCTTAAGGCCATGCAGGGCGCCAGCGACACCAACCCAGTAAATCGAGTTCGGAATTTTCAGGAAGGAATCCGGGTACCACATGAACTCGAACCCATGCTTGTTGGCGTAAGCCTGCATGAGCGGAGTGGTGAGTTCAGCCAGCGGGGCGTAGGCTTGATTGTAGCCGGTGAAGAGGAGGGTTCTCATACGGGTCGGAACTTTCCCTTTGTGCCGAACACCTTGGCAAAGTGATCGGCCCACTTCTCGGCTTCCTCGCGAGTCTTCAAGTTATTTGTGACATCGAACCAAGAATTGAAGAAGAGGATGCGCTCCCGAAGCTGCACGCGAAAGACCTCTCCATCGGATACCACACGGTAGTCTTCCATTGTTCTTTTCATCGTGTCAGCATTTTCTCCCCGCGTGAGAGGCGGGCGTAGTTGATCTCGTTAAACTCTTTGTGGCCGGGTTGGGTGCGGCGGAAGTGAAGATGGAAATGATCATGGAACGGGCCGCCCTGCTCGTCCTGAGCCACGTACTTCGGATCTTTTCCGGTGCGCGCGTCGGTAAGTTTCTCGTGCATCACCCTGTCAGTTTCGTAGGCTATCATCGGATGGTTCCGAACTATGCGAAGCTGGTGATCATGGATCTTGTGGAAGTTCTGGGACGGCCTCGTCATCGCGAAATCAAACCAGTGGCGGCGCGTGGACCTCAGCGCCATCGTCTCTCGGTTGTTGATTAGGTTCTTGACGTGGGCGCCCTGGTTGATCACGTCAGCCTTCTTCTCCACAGTGAGCTTTGGGTTCGGAACGTCCGGGTACTTCTCGTCGCCAGAGCAGGTGATGACGGGCAGGAGTGGGAAGAAGCGTTCATCAGCATCGAGGATGAAGGCCCAGTCGCATTCGCACTTGTGGAGGAGCTTCGTCCTGATCGCCCCGTAGCCTCGCTGGATGTCATCGAAGTCGAGCTTCACGCCGAACTCTTGGCACAGCTCAATCGTTCCGTCAGTGGAGTAAGCGCCGCCGGGGCCAGAGTGGATCACGTAGAGTTGATCAAAGTAAGGAGCGGAAGTCTCCAGCAGTCCGCGCAGGGCAGCGGCGTCCTGGTACGCGTTACAGCACATGGCGATTGAACTCATAGCCCAAGCGCCTTTCTAAAGTCATGCGCCATCTCGGGGTCCATTTCAGGAAGGTGCTTCTTGATCGCCTCCTCCATAGCCCGCTGCTTTCCAGCGTTGAGATCCTTTCGGAAGTCCTCGTACTCGGTTAGGCGGCTCACATCTGAACCGAGCGCCTTGGCGATAATCTCGCCAGCTTTCGCGGCTGATACTTTGTCCGCCGGAGAGACGCCATAGGTTGTTGAGTGAAGGAGATTGTGCTCACGGCTGTAGCAGTTGATGACAACGATGTCCTTGCTGTAAGCTTCGGCGATTTGCTTCGCCGCTTCGACTGGGACTTCTTTGTATTCGCTCATAGGTTCGGCAGTTCAACGTCGATGTTCCACCCGTGAACCGCGCCGGGGTAAAAAACGCATGAATTCGGGCCGGAGGCCCATACTTCCAGCACATGCGGCTTGTGCATCGCGGCCGCGATCCAAAAACAAACGCTCTGGTTCCCAACAAACAACTCCGCTCCAGCGATCACGCGGGCAGCCTCATGCAGATCCTTTGTCGGAAAATATCTCAGGTCTCCGCACGTCGCCGAAAAAACCCTGTGCTCCTCCGGTGTCCCGATGAACACCGCCTTCTCGCGGTACTTCTGCCAGACGCGGTGCCACGGAAAGTTCGGATTGTGGTAAACGTGGTGCGGCGCGCGGCCTGGGCCAGTGCGGTTGATGACCACGGGCGCCACGGGATTCGGCTCCACGCTCAACCACGCCCTGTCCTTCTCAGTGTACGGAACGCCGTGGGCTTCGAGCTGCCAATCGACGAGCGATTTCCGCAGGAGCGCAGGGTCGGTGTTCTGATTGACGTGAAGCTTTCGCAGGGCGCGGAACATGTGAGCCCGAAAGTCGTTGAGCACGTAGCTTACTCTCTGGTTCTCCCACGGGAGAACATCGACGATGTAGGGCTGCTGCTTGAGCAGGAGATCGATGCCACACCACTTGTCCGGCGTGAGAAATTCCCGCGTGTACGGCGCCGCCTCTATGTACAGCACACCGCCCCCGAAATATCGAATCACGGGTAATCCCGCGAGGAGATCTCCACGATCCCCAGCATGGCGAAAAGTGTTCAAAGCTTGTTGACCTTTGCTGAAGCTCCGTGAATTGCCAGTGTAACTGCATTGTACGCTTTTGCTGCCTCCAGCTCAGTGAAGTAAGAGCCTACATAAAACAGCTTCCCCTCCGAGGTGCGCGCCCTGACGAACCATCGACGCTTGCCAACCTTGGCCAAGTATACGCCCAAGTACTTCGACTTTGGGTCGCGCTTCTTCTTCGGGTTTTCGGAGATGGCGACCGCTTTAGCTTCGAGGTTCTTTGGAACAGCATTGAGGCAGGCGTGCTGCCCGAATACTTGTCTAGCCTTGTGGTTGTAAGCGGCTGCCGCCAGTTCTTGACTATCGAATGTGCCGAGGTGAATCTGCTTGTAGTTGAGCCGCAGCCCGGCCTTCCAATAACCAAGCTCCGTTTGATGTACCCCTTTGAACTTTGACGTTTTGAGTTTCAGCTTCCGGCGATTGTAGTTGTTCTTGGCAACACTGACGATGCGAAGGTTCGCCTTCCGGTTGTCGAGTCCGTCGTGGTTAATATGATCGACTACGGCGTTTTTGGCGGCGTGCATTATCAGTCTGTGCATCCTGAGTGTTGTTGCCTTGCCGTTCGCGACTAGGCGTGTAATGGCGTAACTCTTGCCGCTTGGCTTCGGCTGCCTGCGCCACTTGAATGGTTTAACAAGCGTAAGATCTTCATTGTCGATTGAGGTGAACCCGCCATTTCTTAGGGGAAGGTTGATCATTGTGGCGACAGTGCCGCCCGCGTGTCGTAAGTGTCAAGGCTCTCTTTCATCCCTTCATCCTCCTCACTATCTCCGTCGTGGAGTAGTCGCCGACTCTCGGGATGAAGACGATCTTCGTTCCGATCTCCTCGGCGGTTCTGCGCTCTTCTTGGTCCAGGGTTTCGAGATTTCTGTCGCCACCTTTTACCCAGGTTCTTGGCCGCAGGATTTTAAGGCTCTCAACCACAGTGTCCTCATTAAAGATAAATACGGAGTGGACGAGCTGCAACGCGGCCAGCATGAACGCCCTGTCTGCCTGATTCACGATGGGCCGATCTTCGCCCCTTATCCTCCGCACGGATGCGTCGCTGTTGATGCCCACAACAATGTATCCAGGTTGGTTAAACGCTCTGCGCAGCAACTCGACGTGACCCCTGTGAAGCGTGTCAAATACGCCGCTGCAAAAACAAATCGCGCGCTTGTCTTCAAACACAGGCCAATCCCTCGCCAGATGGCTGGCGGAGTCGTAGATCTTTTCTATAATCATCTCGGTGTAACCTTCTGCTTTAACTCCTTCAGCTCCGCATCCAGTTTCTGCGCATCCAGGATATTCCTCCCCACGCCCTTCGCCAGAAGCTGCATGGCATCGCACAGCGTCTCAAAGCCCTTGTGTTTTTCACCGAGCTTCCATCGGGCGCGGGCGGTTTCAATCATCTCAGGAACGTTTGGCGGCTCAGGTTTGGCAGGAGCGCCGTTGAGGTCTACGATTCGGTTGCTCATTCTTCTTTCGGTGGTTGGTACTGTGGATAGTACGTTTTCTCGGCCTGCTCGATCATTGATAAGATTTCCTCACGCACTCTCCCTGCTGGCCATACGCTTGTCTTGATTTGATCCCTTATCATACGCCACTCTTCGAGCGTCATTGTCAGGCTGAGGATGAACTTGATCTTATCCGGATCGGCGGCCTTGAAAGTATTCATTTTACCTCCCTGTGTTCAGACACCCACCGGTCACTGCAACATCTCCCAGCCTTGATCTTCGGCTTCCCGATGGTGGTGATGTGGTCAGCGGCCACGGTGATAAACTCCCGCCCGCCGTGTTCCTTGAGAATGTAGCCGTGGGCCTTGCCGGCCTGGATGTCGCCGAGACGGAAGAGTTGGCCAAAGTGCTTGGAGTCTCTCGATGTGACCTCGACGACGCTGTGGAGCCAGTCTGGTGCCTTTGGCGCAGAGGGTGGGGTCTGGGTTGCCGGCGGAGAAACAACTGGCGAAGGGGCCTCCGCCTCGGCAGGGATGGGTGTTGCCGATGTTGTAGGATCTTCTCCGCCGGCAGGTTTTGGCAGTCCGCTTTCCATGGCCCTGATTTGGGCCATGACGTTCTTCACGTCTTCCTCGGGAGAGAGTTCTTTTTTGGATTCGTGAGTCTTCATGTTCTTTCCTCCGCGTACTGCTGAGCCTTCATCACTCCATCCTGGAGCGCCCTGCGATCTGGGCGGAGGTAGCGCAGCAGCATCTTGATATTCGTGTGCCCCGTGATCTTGCAGACGAGCGCGTAGTCCATGCCGGAGTTGACCAAGTTGCTGACGAAGGTTCTTCGGAACGAGGCGAAGCTTTTGCCGTTGTTGATACCGCACTGCCGGAAGAGACTAACGATGCTGCGCCCCATGCGCTGGCCGCACGGCTGTCCCCAAGAGTAGAGACCTGGGCAGTCTTGATGCACGTAGTTAAGACCGTCGGCGCGCTTGTAGTTCTCCACCTTCCTCAGCTTCAGCAGCCACTCGTGAACGTCGGAGCCGGGAACAATGGGGATGCGGCACACAGCTTTCTCGCCGAAGCGTTCCAGCTTGATGCGCGGGATGTCGATGTAGGACTCGGAGGTGTCGTTGAGGAAGACGTTCTCCCAGCGCAGGTGAGCACAGTCCTGAAGATTCATGCCCGTGCGGTAGCCAAGGATGCACATCCACAGTACCCACTGCCAGCGCTCGGCGTCCTTCAGGAAATCCTTGAGGCGCTGATATTCCTCATCGGAAACGATCTCTGGCATCTTTGGGTCCGGCATCCGTGGTATCTCAACAAACTCCCAGAGTGGATGCTTAATGAAGCCGAGCTTTTGGATGAACTTGAGGAAGCTCCGGACTTTACATTGGATGTCATGGACACGAGAGGCCGAGATGGGTTTGCCGGAGTTATTCTTGATGCTGCGGACGTACTTGCACCAATTCACCATGGACTGAACCGTGAGTTCCTGCTCGCGGAAGTAGCCAAGGAATCTCTTACCGATGAACCGTAGATTGTGCGTCGTGTTGGGCGCTGGGTTTTTCGATTCGACGAAGGTGCCCCAGAGATTCGACAGCGTTGCCGCCTTCTTGAGTGGCGCCGGGGCGAGTTCCGGGAGGATCTCAGTGTGGTCGGCGATGAGCTTGGGTTCGTTCATTGCGAGTTCTTCAGAATTTCTTCCGTGCGTTTGAGTAAGGTAAGGACGCGGCTCGCCTTCTGGGCCACTGGTTTCTTGAGATGCTTCATGCGGCGAATCCCCTCAAGGCCCTTTTCGACGGCCCTCTTCAAGCCCCAGATCTGGCGACGCTGCGTGGACCAAGTGAGGCCGCAGGCTTTAAGAAAATCGTCAACGTCCTGCACCGCGATCCCGTCCCACGTTCTGGATTCGACAATCCGTCGGAGCTTATCCTTGCCGCAGCGCATTCGTCTCATCAGTTCGGCGTCGGTCATCAGCTCGCCGTTGCTCTTGGCTAAGAGCCGACAGATGCAGGGCGGGAGACGGTCGAGTTTTTGGGCGAGGGTCACAGAAAATAAAACCCTTTGTGAACATTGCCCCAGTAGAACCAGGCGTAGTCGGTGGCGTCGGTCTTGCCGTCGTCAGTGAACGATGGGCGTTCGCTGAGGACGAAGAGGGCGTCGGGCTTGTTTGAATTCCACCAAGCTCGGCGTTTCCGAGAGGCGAGGAAGTTCAATCGGAGCAGCATGAAAACATGCAGCGCACGCTTGATGGCGTGGTCACAGAATTCTAGCGCGAGAGAGAATGGGGGATTGGTGACAACGCAAGCCATCCTGTCCGGATCGTGCAGGAAGTTGTAGCCCATATTCAAATCTGAACCGGCCGCCTGGATGCTGCCCTCGATCATCCAGTTAACCAATCGAAGATCGCCGGCTGCGGGCTCCCACACGACGGCTCCGATCTGCCGGATGAATGGCAGCAGCGGCTTGAACGCCGACTCTGGCGTGGCGTAGAAGTCCGCCTCACGGCGTTTGGCTCCGCGAAGTGTGGCACTCATCAGGGTTTTCAGTGAGTCGCATCCGACTCACAACGGCACTCTTGCCGGGAGCCGATTTTCTGTCAACGTCTTTGTTGATGGACAGCGACAGTAACAATACGGACCCGAAGCCAGAGCCCATGGCAACCCTAGCCGGAGTCGGGGATCGGGAACTGTGGTATGCGGAGGGGCAGCCCGACGAGAAGGGCGAGGTTCAATGGAGGTTCCCGCTTTACGTGGACTGGAAGATGGCGACCGACACCGGGATTGAGTATGCGATGATCTTCACGGCGATCTGCCCACACTACAAAGCAAGCTTTGTTCTCAAGGCGCTGTTCGAGGCGCACGATAAGCTGAGCAGTCTTGAACGGCAGAACCAGTGGCTCGTCCGCAAGGAAGTGGTGCCCGCCCTGCTGAAGAAGGCAGCAGGGATCACCAAGGAACGGTACTACCGCTGGGATGGCAAGGAGAGCAAGGCGCCAGAGCTTCCCGGCCAGCGGATTCCATTCGGTGCGGAAGATGGGAGCAAGCAACCCAACCACCTGAAGAGCGGAGCGCACGACCGGCTGCTGATCCAGCAAATCGCCGAGGAGTGCGGACTTCAAAGCTCGGTGGTGAAGATCGTCATCGACGGACTCAACAAGGTGGCGGCGGATTTCATGGTGTCACAGCATCGGGTCATGGACCTTGGTTTCATCAAGCTCATCGCCGTACCCTTCCGGGCGAACTGGAAGGAGATCGTCTGCTTCAAACTCAGGAAGCTCGGACTTCTGAAACATCTCAAGGAGGATGGATATGCAACGACCGATAGCGCTCACGATAGCACTGCCGGGCTTCCTGAGACTCTTTGCTCTCCGCATAACGTGGCGATTCGGAGGGAGCAGAAAACCAAGAAGGGCTTCCGGACCCTGAGCCGCGTGGACTACAGTATCGAGGTGCTCACATCGAAGCATTTTGAGAAAGAGGTGAGCAGGCTGGAGACGAAGCATCGATCCTGTGGGAACACGGCGTACGTGAGCTACTACGAGAAAGCCGTGGAGCGGCTCTATGAAAACATCCTGGAGATTCTACGCGCATATCGCAAAAAGATCGGTCTGCCGTTCGCTCGCATTCATCAGAGCAGCAGGACTGGCGGCCTGCACTTTATTGAGACTGTCGGCATCAAGGCGCGAGCGCATGGCCGTAATCTTCGTGACCTTCCCGTCCATATTGTTCCGCCTACTCATGGTTTCTCTGCCCGCGCGGAGGAGAGTGAGCCGCTCCTTGTACATTCGCCGGCTGTTGAAGTGCCCAAGGTGTCCACTCTTTCACAGGGAGTTAATGACGTGCGGGAACGCGAGGAGCCAAGAAGTCTGGAGGAATTCCTCGACCGGGATCGCGGAGCCGGTGGGCTGCCTCTGCTGGATGCCGGCGAAGGCGAAGCTGCCAGGGAATCAATGCTTCCTTGCTCAACGGCTGGAGGGGAATCATCCGGGGTGGACGAAAAGAGAGATTGAACCATGAGCGACAAAAAAGAACTACCAGTGGAGATCATCGAGCAGCCGCCCGCCGAGATCGAGATCGACAAGAAGGCCCTCATCAAGGCCCGGAAGGCCACCGAGGAAAAGGAGATCGCCCGCATCCGTCAGCAGTTCAACACGCGGACCATGCGAGTCAAGGCCAGGTTGCTGGCCGAGGCTGGCATAGAGATTGAGAAGTGGGGCGTGAAGATGATTGGGCATGGGCGTCTGCACTGTGCGGGGGACAACGCGGACAGGGCGGTGGCGGCGATTCAGGAGGACATTGACCGGCTGCTCACAGAGAATCCGAAGGTCAACGCGAACGTCATCGCTGAGCTTCGGGCCACACAGCTCCGGTTCAACAAGCAGATCATCGAGGTGGGGCAATCGCATCTGGAGGCAGCAAAGGAGGCCGGCAGCAAGGGCGGCAGTAATGACATGCGGATCGCCTTCCCGGCCGGGCAGCCAGTGGTGGTGGCGGTGTCGCCAGCGCCCAACGTTAACGATAAAGAAAAGGCATTGACGGACGCGAAGCCCACTGGGTAGCGTGCGACATGCCAGAGCTGAACTACTTCGCTCGGCCAAGGCCGACTCCGATTCGGAGCTATGCCAGGCTGGTCCTAAGTATTCTGAGTGACGGACCAGTGAACCCGACGATCCCGCCCGCCAATACTGGAGTGACAAATTTCCACCTCAACACAGTTGGTCTGACGAGGTGGGTCTGGCCGGCCAACGGCAGCTCCTGGATTCAAATCTGAACATCTTATGCCTGAATTAAACTACGACCCGGACCCGATACCGAGGCCACGCCAAGATTATCCGAGCCTGGATCTTGGAGGCGCGGGCGGCGGAGGGGCTTCTGGCTCTGTGGCGCAGCAGGTCTTCCAAGATCAGCCGACTCCAACAGACCCAACCAAACCAGCGGTATCGTTCCCTACCGGTGGTGGAAGTCTTTTCCAATGGGACGTACCAAGCCAACAATGGGTATGAAACGAATCCTGACCTTTCTCTTTTTACTTTCGTCAGTGCTCAGCCTGAGCGCCGCGAATCCGTCGTTCACCGACATGTTCAATGCGATCCCGTGGACAAACGATACCCTCAATCTGAAACAGAGATCGACTTCAACCCTCGGTGTAACTGGAACGGTGTTCAACATTTCAATTGGCCGCAGCAACATCGGGATAGGCCCATCGGCGCTCAAGGCGAACACAAAGAGTAACAACATCGCTGTCGGCTACAGGGCGATGCACACGACTGCGAATGCCTACAACAACGTGTCGATTGGTAATGAGTCGATGACGAATGGCAGTGTGACCGCCATTGAAAATGTTGGGATTGGCCATAACACATTGGAGCGTATTGATGGAGGAGCACACAACTCAGTGGTTGGATTCCAGGCTGCGCAAAACCTACGGGATGGAGAAAATAACTCGGTTCTTGGAACACGAGCTTTGAATGCCAACCAATTCCGAAGCCTTAATGTGGCTATCGGTTACGAGGCGATGGTCATATTTACCACCGGAGGACAGAACGTCTGCGTAGGTGGAGATGCGATGGACATCATTACGACGGCGAATGATGTAACCGCAGTGGGATACGGCACGCTGGACCAAAATGCCAGTGCTACAAGAGACACCGCAATAGGCTCAAAAAGTATGGGGTTTATCACCACTGCTACAGCGCGTAATACCGGGGTTGGATACGAGAGCTTACGGGATGTTGAGGATGCTCAGAATAACGTGGGCGTTGGGTACCAAGTCGCTTTAGGTATTCCACAACTTACCAACTGCACCTTTATTGGTTATGCAGCAACCGCAATCGCAGGGCTCAGCAATGCCACTGCGGTCGGCTCAGGTGCTTTTGTCGGCGAAAACGATACAATGACGCTTGGAAATGCAGCGATAGTCAAGGCTGTCACGCCTGGGTATTATGTTGGCACCAACGGCTTCGCAAGCTACTCCACCTTGGCAACCAACGCAGTTGGAGGAAGCGGATACACCAACAATCAGGTCATAAACCAAGTGGTGTACTTGAACGGAACTGCCGTGGCTGTCACTCAGAAGAACAGGTCGGGCACGACCATTGTCCCAGCGACTACGTTCACTGGCACGATGACCGTACTGCTTCAGCCGGGATGGGCCGTGACGGCGGCGAGTGGGTTGACCGGGACTGCGGTGCCTTTTTGAGAATGACCGACGCTGTTCAAGTCGCCTTAATTGCTGGCATCTCGGCAGCGGCCCAGTCGATGGTGATCGCGGTGTGCAACTATCTGGTCAGCAGAAAGCGCGAGGCGAAACGCGACAAGATCATTCAAGATACTCACACGCTGGTCAACTCCCAGATGGGGGAGCAGCTCATGATCGGTATGGTGTCGGCCCGCACACTGGCTGACCAGAATCCAGATATTGAATCCTATCAACGACTCGCCGAAGAGGCCGAACGGAAGTATAAGGAGCATCAGGCCAAGCAAAAAGTGGTGGACAACAGAAAGATGACAACATGAAAAAGTTACTCTGGTTTCTGGCGCTCCTGATGATAGTGATGCCGGGCTGCAAACAAACGCCGAAGCGATCTGCTGCGGCGAGGCAATCTGCGACGAAGGTTCCGCCTCCTCCGTTGCCTTCCGGCTTGAAGTATGAGCCGAAGGTGGCTCCAAAGACAGCCGCCCCGACGGCGGTGGCTCCAAGTTATAACCCGACGGATTTCGCCGTTGTTTCAGCGAAGGTGCAATCGGGCAACAAGATCGTGCTGACGTGGATCAATGGCACGCCGCCATTTCAGACTCAATCCCGGCCGGATGTCCTTTCGCCGTGGGCGAACTTCGGACCCAGCACTACGCAACACTCCGTCACCAATCCTGCGCCATACGGGTTCACGACGGCGTTCTTCAGAGTCATCACGACGCAGGGCCAGCCTCCAGGAACGCTTCGCTGGGTTACTCCGGCGCTCGGTAGCACGTTCTTCGACAACGCCAGTGCTAACGGCGTGGTGGTGGATAGGGCATCGGGGGAATCTGTGACGGCTGGCTCGTTCCAAGGCACAATCAACTTCGGCAACGGGCCGCGCACGGCTTCGGTGTCCGCCTCCGACGCCTTCCTTGCGAGGTATGGGCAGCAGGGAAATCTGGCGTGGGTCAAGCAGCTCGGGAGCAACGGAAACGATTCAGCCAGTGGGGTCGCGATTGACAGCCAGCGGAACATCGTCGTGGCTGGGCACTTTCAAGGCTCAGTGAATCTTGGCGGCACGCTTCTGACCAACGCTGGAAACACTGACATCTTTCTCGCCAAGTATTCGCCTTCGGGTGTTCATCAATGGTCTCAAAGATTTGGCGGGCCGTGGGAGGACTTGGCTGTCGGCGTTTCCGTGGACGCTTCTGACGCCATAGTTTTAACGGCCCGCTTTCAATCCTTCAACGCGAGCTTCGGCACCAACAGTAGCGGTGCCGTCGTGCTTCTGAGTAACGGCAGCCAGTACTACGACATCGCGCTGGCCAAGTATTCGAGTACGGGTGTAAACCAATGGGCCAAGAGATGGGGAGGACCGAACAACGATTCACCCTACGCGATGGCCTTGGACCGCACTGGAGACGTGTGGATTACTGGCTCCTTCTCGATTGCGACAGACCTCGGCGGCGGCGTCCGAACGAGTACCGGTACCGACGACGGCTTCATCGCAAAGTACTCCGGCGCGAGCGGAGATTACCGATGGGATCGAGCAATGAGCGCAAGCCAGGTGGCCATTGGTCGCGGCATCGCGACGGACCCGAACACCGGCAACGCGGTTATTACGGGCACCTTCAAGGGCACGGCGAATTTCGGCGGCGGCACCGTCACTAGCGGAACCGGAGCGACGCTGTTCCTTGCGGGGTACGGACCCACCGGAACATACCTGTGGGCGAAAACGATGGGAGGAGAGCAACTCAGTGCGGGCGACACTGGATACGGCATAAATATAGACACCGAGGGATCGCTTGTTTTCAGCGGGGTCTACAGCTCGGTCTGGCAGCCGGACGCGAACATTGGAGGCAGCGGCTATTTCGTGTCAGGATGGAGCGTGTCCGGCAACGCGCAGCCGGTCTATCGCTGGTGCAGGCGCTCGACTACGCTCAATAATTCTGCCGGACTTGGAGTTGCTTTCGACGCCTCTGGCCACGCTTTCACGGCTGGATATTTCGGCTACACAACCGACTTCGGGGGCATCACAATCGTCGCTCCCGGTGGTTCGACGGGATCGTTCATCGCGCAGTACGTGAAGTGAAACACGCCTATTAAGATGGCAATCGAGATCGTCTACATTGAGGAGCCGAATCCTCCGGAGCCAACCTGGAAGGATCAGGAAGGGAAGCTTTATACGCCGGTACCGAGGGACGCCAAAGAGGCCGGCGAGGTTGTTGAAAAGCTGCTTGCCAAAGGCGGCGTGAAAAAGATAACAATCGACATAACATGAAAACCATTCCTTGCATCATTGCTGGTCTGTTGCTCAGTGCGTGCGTTACCTTGAGCGCAGACGCACCAAAACCAGCGGCCGAAACGCCCGCTCCAAAGTTGACAGATCCATACACGCCTTCCGGCTGGTACGCCGATGCCGGATTGTCGCTGACCACGCCGGACTTCAACACAAGCGAGGACGGTTACTTCCTCGGGGTCGGCTACCAGATCACCAAGAACTGGGGCATCGACGCGAGGGTCAGCCACGAAGGTTTGGACATCAACGGCCATGCCGTGCAGGCCATCGGCGGGAGGCTGGTGGCCAGGATGCCGTTCAACTACCTGTCGCCTTACACATTCCTTGGCGGCACGTTCAACCTTGAACGTGACGAATGGCGCATCCAGCCGGGCGCCGGCATCGAGCTTGGCCTGAACAAAAAGCTGGAGGGCTTGCGACTGTTCGCAGAGGGAGCGATTGATGCCAACCTGACAGGCAGAAATAGCTACCTGTTCAACGCTGGAATTCGGATCAGATTCTAAACGATTATGATACTCCAAATTTTATTCTGGTTACTGTTGCTACTCCTGGTCATCGGCGCGTTTGTGCCCGACTCCACGTCCCCATTGCTTGGGCGTGGTCGGTGGGTCGTGGTGCTAATACTCATCGCGATTTTGGGCTACGTCGTTTTCGGTAATCCCATCCACAGGTAGGGGGAAATCCCTTACTTGCGCGCCTTGAGGACTTGGCTCAGACTGTGGTTTATGAGCAAGCCAGAAGATCGTGGTTCGCCGAACGAGCAGCTAGCAGATGCGATTGTTGGCCTGACAGCCGAGCTGGCCGCCCAGCGCGAGGAACGACAGCGCAATGCCGTGACCAAGCAGGACTTGGCGGAGGCTGAGCAGCGAATCATCGCAGCCATCGTGAATCAACTTTCAGCGGCGGACTTCAAGTTGCTGGATAAAATCGAGGGCCGAGTTTCCAAGCTTGCGGCCCGGCTGAAGAAGCTCGACGCGCAGACAGGGTAGGGGTAATTTTGTAAAACGGTAAACCGCCCAACAGGGCACAACGAAAGAAACATTATGGCTGAAGCAATTCAAGCATTCGCCGGGCGCGTTAACACGTTCCTCGACGAAATCGGTACATCGGTTGACGGCATTCAGGGCGACGTGACGGAACTCAAGCGCCTCATCAAAGAGTTGCAGGACTCGGCTGGAACGGTATCGCCAGAGGACCAGGCAACCATCAACGCACTCGAATCTCGCATCGGCTCGCTGGCGTCGAAGACGAAGGCGCTCGATGACCAGACGGATAACGTGCCGACACCAACTTAAGCTAAGGGTGTAGAGCCCGTCGCCAAGCCCGTGCTTCATTGCGCGGGCTTTTTCGGTATTATATACTTGACAAACCACGCCCTTACCACTAGCTTCGTGGCATGAAACCGAATGAAGCGGGAATTGAGTCGGACCTGAACCTTATCAAGCTGGCGCAGGAGTATTCCGACAACGATAAGGCTCGTGAACTTCTGGAATCACTTCGCTGGCCTGACGGTCCTGTCTGCGCCCACTGCGCGAACGATGGGAAGTCGAAGGCGATTTACTCAATCCAGCCGAAGCCCGATAGCAAGCGCCCGGCTCGCAAAGGGCTTTATAAGTGCGGAGCGTGCCGCAAGCAATTTACCGTAACAGTCGGAACAATCTTTGAGGACTCGCACATTCCGATTGGCAAGTGGCTCATGGCGATCTTCCTTCTTTGCTCGTCCAAGAAAGGAATGAGTGCTCACCAACTCCATAGGATGCTGGACATCACGTACAAATCCGCTTGGTTCATGGCACATCGAATTCGCTTCGCGATGAATGAAGGGGCGCTTGCCCAGTTGATCAATGGCACCGTCGAAATTGATGAGACGTTCGTTGGCGGCAAGGGCGAGCACGGAACAAAGCACCTGCGCAAGACCCCGGTCGTTGCTCTTGTTCAACGGGACGGAAAGGCGCGAACTAAAGTTGTCCCGAGCGTGACGCAAAGGAATCTGCGCTCATGCCTCGCCGAGTGCGCTGCCAAAGACACGGTTATCAACACCGATCAGGCTGGCGTTTACATCGGGCTTGAAAACCTGTTCAAGCGACATGACGCCGTAAATCACTCTGCTTTCGAGTACGCCCGCAAGAATCCAGACGGCAGTGTTTCACACGTCAATACCTGCGAAAGTTTCTTCTCGCTGCTCAAGCGCGGGGTGATGGGCGCGTGGCATCACGTCAGCCGAGAACATCTTCCAAGGTATGCCCACGAAGTTGAATTCCGTTGGAACAATCGGAAAATCACAGACGGGCAGCGGATGGAAATCGCGATTGAACAAGCGGCCGGAAAGCGCCTCACTTACAAGCAATGCGTTTGAGGGAATCGGCTTGCAAGAAGATTGCGGGCCGAGTTCATTGAACGGATTCGTGAAAACTCGAAAGCGAAAAACAAAACCAAGCCGCGAAAAGCTAACGCTGCATCCACTAAAGTTTGAGGATGCCCTAGGGGCGATGCTTAATACGCCACCTCCGCCAACTTCAAAGAAGGCTAAAAAGTAATATCACGGCGACAAGAGGCCGCTTAACGGTTGCTCGCATTTGAAGGTTTTTCCGTGAACATCCTCCACTGACAGTACCAGAGAATTGGTTCGCCTGATTGCCAGATCGTGCGCGATTGGACCGCAGAACATGAGCCAGCCTTCCGCAAAAGTATCGACTTTATTTCGGGCCGTGAACTCAGATAAATCAGGGTAGTCACCGACTGGTTTTCCATCCAATTTCAACTGCGGTGGGATCGAACTGCCTTGCGTGTCAATCAAAGATCCATCTTCTAATTCTAATTCTAGCCTCCAATTCCTGGCGACACTCGATGCACCCCCATTCCAAAGGCGCACCTCCATTAAGAAGCAAGTCCTAGTGGTAACCACCCCGGATGGGGTGAAGATATTCACGTTACGAATGTCCATTCTGAAAGACGTTCGCAATTTGGCGGCCATTTCCTGATTCTCCCGATGAATCTTTTCGTTTTCCTCATGCGTTGACTTATTTTCCTTCTCAAGGGCATCGACCCTTTTTGAAAGCGTATCATTCAAATCCTTCAGATGGGCTATGTGCGCTCTGAAATAAAACCAACATCCCAACACTGTTAGCCCGACCACTGAAACAAGGGCAAGAGGTGCCTGTTTAAGCATGGACCACCCCTTTTGGAATTGGTCCACGGCAATATCGACGAATTTGTCCATGCGACTGGACATCAGTCTGCTCTGTGGTAAATGGGTTTGTCAAAGGGATAATCCCGGGCTTTTTACTGTACCCCATTTTTACTGTACCCCAATCGGCTTCACCTTCAGTCCCTTTATTCCCACGTAGATCGACGGAGGCAGCGGCTGCTCCCTGCCATCGGTGCATTTCCACAGGTGCAGGCAGTACTCGTGCATGTTGACGTGCTCGGAGGCTGGCGGGTGAATCTGAATCACCGCATCCTCCGGCTCCCAGAACAGCTCCTTGATCTTGGACATGAGCGACCAACTTGGGGTCTTCGCCTCGTGCTCCAGTGAGACGCTGACGTGCTGCCAGCCGCCATCATCCGAGACGACGCAGCGGACACTGTGGCCGTCGAGTTGGAAGCGGAACAGTCCGCAGAACCCGAAGGAATCGTCGGTGCAGTATTGCAGGGGGACGTAGCGTGATGCGATGCGGGCACGGTGGTCGTTCAGGAATTTCCAGTTGCTCATGGTATACTCCAAATTGCTTTGGCGATGTGAATTGGTTTACAGTGCAGCGCGCGAGCGAAGTCTTCAACTTGATCCAATCGGATACGCTGGCGACCAGCTTCAATGTTCACGACGCTGGTGCGGGTGAGCCCAACTTTCTTGGCGATGTCGTCTTGCGTGTACCAAAGAACGATGCGCCGCATACGGAGGAACTTTCCGAGCAGGCGGTAGGTGTTGCTCATAATTGCTCAATCAGAATCTCCGCTCCCTCCCGTCCCGGCTCCACGAACTCAACTCGGATTCGTTCCTCAGATTTGCGATCTGTTTTGCGGTGTATCGAACCGGCTTGCCACGACTGTTCTTCGCGTATGTTTTCGACTTCCGAATCTTGGAGATGGTCTGGATCGATACGTCGAACAGCCTAGCAAGGCGATACGAACTCAGCGGGCACGCCCTGATCTCAATGATCTGGTTGCGATTGAAGCGAGCCTGCCCGTGGTAAATTCCAGATGCCTTTCGCGGCGTCTTCATTCTCCCTTTCCTGATCGCATCATGGACGTTAGCTCGTTGCGTGCCCAAGAATAGGTGTTTTGGGTTGGCGCATTTCCTATTGTCGCAGCGGTGGCAGACGCGCAGGCCGGGCGGTATCGGTCCAATCCATAGCTCGTAGGCTGCGCGGTGGGCGCCTGTCAGCTTCCCGTTGAATCGCACTGCCCCGTAGCCAACTGGGTAGCAGCACCGCTGCCAGTTCCAACATCCAGTTATTGGGTCTTCCTTACAGAATGAGGCGAAGGATTCCTTGGTGAGCAGGTCGCATCGTCGTTTCACGGCGCGAGTTCATAGCAAGTTAGAATGGTATGTCAACACTAATCCCAGTTCTTTCTTCCCGCTCATGGTTTACCTGCTCCTGCCGATGTTCGATCTTACACCAGATCGGCGAGTCCGAAGGGATGATTCCAGCCGCGACGATGCAGTCAACAAGAGGCTTTGCTCCAATGGCGAGGTTGTCTTCGTCGGCGAGCCGTAGGCGGTAGCTCGTAACGCAGATGCGAACGCGGCCTTGGCGAGGAGCTTCTCGCGGAACCTCTGCCACAGGCTCATCGACAGGAGTCGGTTGGCTGATGGGATTCTGTACCACACCACGAGCCTTATCGACGACGGCGGGGTACACGTCTGGCCTTGCTCTGCGCTTTTGCTCATATTCTTCGCGGGAGAAGTTCACGGCCGCCATCCCCTGATCCAGGTATTCGTTGGCAGGTCCATCCGAAGTTCCGTTCCGTCCTCCCATGTTATGACGAGCTGGCGGCTTCTCGTGACTTCTGCCCCATAACCGATGGCGATACTGTTGGAGGCGCCCAGTTCCGGAATTATTGGGCCTGTCTCTACGTTGGTGCGTATCTGGACGATGCCCGGCTGTGGAATTGAAACAAGGTAAGACGTTCGAGGCGAATGGGGATTCTGCCGGGTGGATTCCTCCACGCTCTGAACAAGTCGCTTGCGTTCTTGGCGTTCGCTTATCGCGCCCCACAACACAAAGCAGATGCCTACAGCGCAGAAGATGCTGATTGTGTTTCTAAGTTTTGGGTTCATCGCTTTGTGTAAGGCGGATTCGGCTCAGACTGCAAGCCCCAAGCTTCCTGCTCGATCTCCAGACGCTGAGCCTGCATGTCGTTCCGCCTGCGATCCAGGATCTCTTTGACTTCCGGAATAAGCAGCGTGCAGAGCTGGAGCGCGCGGCCTTCACCGAGAAGCTGAAGTCTCTCGACAAGATCCTCAGCCATCTGTGCGCGTGTGTAGCGGGCCATATCAATCCGGAAGCGTGTCAAGCAGCTCGTCAAGGTAGTCACGCAACTCCTCAAGGCTTGCCCGTGTGTCGGATTGCGGAACACTTGTGTCCGAGAATACTTTTTGGATTGCTTCCTTGGCTGTTTCTACGAGTTCGATGTGGTTCATATTCGCGCCTTCACCAACCTCCTCACCATGACCCTGCCGGACTTCATCAAGCCGAGCTTGCGGACGAGCCTCCAAATTGTGCTCCTGCTGCGGCCGAGGGCCTTTGCCGCACTGGCTATATTCCATCCGGCACCGATGAGTTCGCGCCTCAACGCATCGCGCTGCGCCTTGAGCATCGCTGCATCCATTGCGTTCATGCTACAGTTGCGTCGGCGTGACATCGTTGCAAGATTGCAGTTGACTCCTTCGGCGGTCAAGTTAAATTCCAGCCATGAGCAATATGCGAGCACCGGGTCACACAGTCCTCATCGCGCTGAAGCAGGAGCTTGGCGGGTTCTATCGTGTGACCCTGGAATGTAGCTGCGGCCGGGTCTTCGCGGAGAAGAACTGCCTGCCCAGTGAACAGGATGCAGCCAAGTCGTTGGTTCTTTCCGACGGCAGAGAGAACGCACAGGCACACATCTCCCGCATCCAGGAAGCTGTGCGAACGATCAAAGCCGGGCAACCCTGCGCGGCATGAGCGTCTCGTACCGGCAGACGATCATCGTGGAGCTGCAAGGTTCCACTGAGGAGGCGTTGTTCCTCGCTCGGCTGAAGTTCGAGAGGACAATGGCGGATCTCGGCAAGGAACTGAGCAAGCTCAAAGGGGCCGGAAACATCAACGCGGTGATCCCAGACAAGGTTCGGGAGTACGATCCCACAGCGAAGCCGAAGGGGTGAAGGCCAAGTGCGGCGCGTGGTTCATGCGCTTAAAAGATTTGGGTCAGTGGCGGAACCGGCATACGCATCCGTAGGGATTGCAACCCGACCGGAAAGTGCCCCGTCGCGGGGAGTTGAAGGTTCGAGTCCTTCCTGACCCACTACTTCACTATCTTCGGGCAAATCGCCACACAGTTATTACCACGGACGACGACGTACTCAGAGCCGTCAACCGTGATGACGGCGATGTAGCCGACATCAAGAGCGTAGGCGATCTTCCTGCTGACTTTAGGCTCCGGCTCCTTCTTTACCTTGGGGCCTTGAACCTGTGGGCTTCGATACAGCGCCAGCGCGACGAACCCGGCGATGATTAAGATGAGTGAGACCAGTGCGAGTTTCGTTGATAGTTTCATGGTTTTATTTTCTACTTCCCTTCCGGCCAATTCTCCGTCGGGTCATTAGACTTCGCAGGAGTTGACCCTTCAAACTTGGTGTAGCCCTTGAGGAATATCAGCGGGATTTCTCCAGTCGGGCCGTTGCGTTGCTTGGCGACGAGAAGGTTTATCAACGTGGTTTCGGACTGAGCCATGATGCCTTCCTCCTCCTTAATTCGGTAGAGCATGGCCACGATGTCTGCGTCCTGTTCGATCTTCCCCGACTCACGAAGATCCGCCAGCCTTGGCTTTGAAGTTGGCCCACGCTTCTCGATCTCCCGATTGAGTTGAGCCAACACGATGATCGGAACGCTGAGTTCCTTGGCCAGCTCCTTGATGCCGCCGGAGATGTCTGAGATCTCCTGCTCCCGGTTCTGCGCCTTGCGATTCGTGGAGTGCAGGAGCTGGATGTAGTCGATGATGAAGAGCTTGATGCCGTAGAGCTGCTGCATCTGGCGGGCCTTGGCTTTCACCTGGAGGATCGACAGGCCCGAGCCGTCGTCGATGTACAGCGGCGCAGGCATCAGCTTGGTGGCGGCGCCCGTCAGCTTCGGGAAGTCATCATCGCTGAGCCAGCCGGAGGATGCCTTGCGAGAGTTCACCCGTGCGCGCGAGCAGATCATCCGGAGCATCAGCTCATCAGCCGGCATCTCTAGGCTGAAGACACCGACGGGTTGCTTCAGGTCCACGCTCACGTAGTCGGCGATGTTCATTGCGATACTGCTCTTGCCCACTGAGGGTCTCGCTGCGATGACGACCATGTGGCCCGGCCGTAAACCTCCGGTGAGATTATCGAAATCAACGAGCCCGGTGGCCAACCCGATGACCTTCCCTTTGTTCTGGTAGATTTCCTCCAGCGTACCCTGCGCCTTGATGACGAGTTGCTTTGCGGTTCGTGTCCCCGTCTCCCCGTCCTGCTCCAGCGCCTCCTGAATAACCTCATTAACATCGTGGCCGAACTCGTCGAGGAACATCGAGAGTTCCCCGTTGAGTTCATACATCCTGCTGACGGTATCAATGCAGATGCCGGCAACGCGGCGGAGGATTGCCTTCTCAAGAATAATGTCCAGGTAGTAACCGAGGTTCGCTGCGCTCGGCACGGCGTCCGGCAGCGATGCCAAGTAGGCCACCCCACCCACCGATTCCAGTTGCTGCCGGTCACGCAGAACCTGCTGCATAGTGATGACATCGACGGCTTTCTTCTTGTCGTAAAGTTCGACGGCCGTTTCGTAAATCGTGCGGTGGCGGAGGTCATAGAAGACGTGGCTGGTCTTGATCTTCTGGACGCATTCACCCAGGCATTCAGTAGGGCTGAGCAGAACACAGCCAAGAACCCCTTGCTCGGCCTCAGTGGAGTGAGGCGGTTGACGATCAACGCGGGTCGGATCTTCCAGATCCTCTGGCTCCTGGCCTCCGTGCCTGAAGTCTTCGGGGGTCATTATACAGTCCTGATCCCTTCCCTCCTGAGCCTCTCCTTCTCCGCATTGATCAGCTTGTTGATGACCTCCTGCGTTAGGTCCTCCGCGCGCTGTGGTGGACGGAGACGAGCCGGATCGAGTTCGGGGTCTACAGAGGGGCGGAGATCTTCAAGGGCCTGCTCACGGGCGGTGGGTGGCAGCCTTCGGTTCCTGTACCACGCTTTGGCCAAGCCGAGATCAGCGTCGAAGCAGGCGATGTCTCCGAACATCTTAGGGATGTGGAACCGTCGCCTGAACTTTGGGTCTTCCTGTTGTGAGTTCACAAACTTGACGTGCTTCAGGAAAATGCTGACATCCTCAGCCGTGTACCCAGACTTGCAAAGAGCAAGCCACTCCCTGCCGTACGCCATGAGGTTAGCGTCCTGCTGTGATTCCAATAGGAAGCAGGCGTGCATCTTCTCAATTTCCTCTCTGTGTTCCACCTTAATGGGGGTGGCTTCCTTTCCCTCTGGATCAGTGATCGGTTCAACTGACTGGTTCGGAATCGGAGAAGCTCCCGCTTGTGGCTGTGGCTTAGCCTGATGCAGCGCAGAAAGAGACGGTGGGTGGTTCGCGCCGCGAGGGGGGGTGGTTCGCCCGGCGAAGGGGGGTGCATCGCCCGGCGAGGTAGGTGGTCGCGTATGCGGACCACCCGCCAACAGTGTGTACAGATTGCTGGTGAGATCCCCGTTCGGAGTTCGGCGCTCTTGGATTGCTATTAGGTTTAGCCCAGCAAGAACGCGGAGCCGATCTCTTACTGTCGTCTCGCTGAGCAGGGACTCCTTCGACAGGGTTGAGACAGATGGCCAGCAGGTGTTCTCGTGGCTGGCGTAGTTAGCCAGAAGGAGCAGGAGGAGTTTGGATTCAGAGTCGGACGGCTTTTGTTCGATGGCCCAGGCCATCACTTGGAAGCTCATTGGGTTCCTTCAAAGTACCCAAGTCTTCCCCGGCTTGCGATGGCCAGTGACGAACAAGACCATGCACCCAGGAAAAGGCGCGACCGGAGAAGACTTGGGGATTTTGAAGTTGCATCGTCACATTATTTTCGCACGCGCAGCCTCGTTAAGCCAGCGTCATGAGTCAAGTAAAAGTTCTTCACCGCCCGGCAGAGGCTTGGGCGAATAGGAAAAAGCCAAGCGTGCCGGTGAGTCCTTTCCAAGCGGTTCTGTTGGCAAGATGAACCAGAAACAACAGCCGCCACGAGGATGCGGTGAAGAAAATCATTCCAACGAATCCCCCTGCCACCCCTCATCCTTCAGCATCCAGGGGCGGTACGTTATCTCGCTCCACGATCCACCGTAGCCGGGCCAGAAGTCCCGCTTTACGCACTCACGGTAGGCAATCCCCCAGTTGGTGTACTTCTCCTGCGCGCGGCGGATAATCAACGACTCCCGCTCAAGGTAGTGAATCTTGACGAGGTGTGGTGGCTTGTTTTCCACGACGATGAAGCCGAAGTTCTTCACCGGAACACCACAGGCATTGAGGATGTCCATGTAGAAGGCGGCCTGGATGTCGTAGCCGAAGTCATAGCAGGCGCGGGCGAAGCCTTCAGGTGAGGCGTCGGCAGCGGTCTTGAGGTCGAAGGCATAGGCGAGGAGGAGGGGATCGCAGAGCTTGGAATCGGGCAGGAGATCGATGAGGCCCTTGCACCTGCCGATGTTGGTGGGTTCCGCGATGACCGCCACTTGTTTCGAGCAGACCTTGAGGATACGCTGTGAATCTTCGTGGTCCGAGAGAGCAGCGGCAGCGCCGATTGCCCGCTCGGATTCCTGTTGATTCAGGATGGTCTTGCCAGCGTTGAACTCCTTGAAGGATTCCCATTCCTTGCCACGCCTTACCGCTCCAGTGAACACGGCGAAGTGATCGTTGAGCGAGAAGCTACTGACGTTGCCGAGCATGGCAGCATCGACGAACCTGCCAATACGCAGCGAGTCCGTCTCCTCCTTCGGATGCTCCTTCTCCCACAGGAAATGCTGCGGAGATTTGGCAGTGCCGAAGGCTTTGAGGAGGGACTGATTTAATCCGTGGTCGGAACGGTAGAGTTCTTCGGGGATGTTGTAGCCGAGGCCGAGAGGGAGGGTGGTCATGCCTGCTTAGTTCCATAGATTCGGCACGCCTTCTGGAGGATCTTCGGGTCAGCGACGAGCGCCTTGCACACCTCGAACGGCAGCGCGTTAATGTTCGGCATGGACTTGGCGTCACGGTACCGTCCGGTGTTGACGAGCCAATCCGTGAAGTCGTCGAAGGGGACACCGTGCTGCTCCAGGATCTTGCCGATGCCTTGCTGTGGGGTTTCGGGATCGGCGGGCGGCGTAGCTGTCTCGTCGTCGTTGACTCCTTGCGCTGGCGCTGCGTTCTCAAAGGCGGGCTCGGGTTCTGGTTTTGGTGGCACCTCTGCTGGCGCTGGCTTGGGTGGCGTCTCAGCCTTCGGCCCCTTATTGTTCGGCCCTTCGTTGGGCAGCGGTGCCTCAGTCTTTGGTTTCGGCGGGTCGAGCGGCGGCTTCTGCCCAGTGCTCTGCGTTGCTCCAGAACTGAACGCCTCTTCGATTGTTGTGGCCCCTTCCTTCAGCGCCGTCTTCAGTTCCTGAAGCTCGCCGACATCCTCCAGCGTGCAATCTTCCACGGCCTTCTTCTCCAGGTAGGCGAGGACCAGCTTTACATCGACGCCCAAGGTCTTCGTGAAGTAATCGAACGCCTTCTGCCTGCGTTCCGGCAGCGTCTTGATGTCACCGAGCGCCACCTTCTTGGCGTAGTCGGCGAGGGTCTGGACGTAAACGCGAGGGATGATTCCGTTCAGCGCGTTGCGTCTTGCGATGGCGCCGGCTGCGTTGGCCGTAACCATGATCATATCCTGGGAGTACCTCCCGAACTTACCCTTGATGGATCGCTTCACCTCCACGGAAGAGGAGACGTTCTTCTCCAGGTCGAAGGCGACGCCTTGGGCGGTGATGAACTCCCCGTCGATGGCGATTGTCCTGCTGCCGTACTTCAGGTTTCCGTAGGCCGAAGCGGCGATCTCAAGGAGGCGAACGCTCGGCCCCTCGATGATGACCATGCCATCCTTGCCCTTGCGCTTCAGCTTGTAGTTGCAGCCTTCGGCTACCTCGGTGTTGAGTGAGATCATGCCCGAGGCTTCTTGCAGGAATGCCTTGGGAGATCGCGGGTACTTCTTGGCGGTGGCAATCTGTGTGTCGATTTGCGAACGCTCGATGGCAGCGAGGGCGTCGGAGCCGACGAGTTCGAGGTGGCCGTCTTCGATGGGATCGTTATTTGGTTGGTCTGTGGTGCTCATTGTTTCGGTATGGATGTGTCCGTGTTGCCCTCCATCGGGAGGAGTTCGGTCTGCATTTGTGCAAGTTTACGTTTCAACTTTTGGAGGTAGCCGTTCTCAAGGCGGTCGGCCTTCTTGGATTTCAGGTCGGCGTCCAGGTAGAGTTTGGACGCCTTGCCTTGCGCTTTGGCCGCCTTGAACTTTGCGTTCAGTGCCTCGGCTGCGATGCGATAGCGGGCGATCCTCCGCATGACTTGGCCGATCTTCTCAAGGAGTTCGTCGGCGGATTTCCAGCGACCGGGTTTGATGGGGCTCATGTTTATTCCCTCGTTGCCAGCAACTCCGCCAGTCCGAAGCACACCGCCTGCCGTATCAGTTCGACACAGCTCTGCCCGGTGCGCTTGGCCTCGCGGATGATCCGCTTGTCGTCGATCTCAAAGAGGCGGAGCTTGCGAGGGCGGGCGAGTTTCAGGTAGTCCCCGTTGAGCAGGGTCTTGGGTTTCTTTGCTGTAGTCTTTTTAACCACGAGCGGAGGATGTCAGAGTTCGGCGGTCTGTCAAATACTTCCGATACCATTCGGCTGCGCCTGCGCATTGCCGGTGTGCGTGCAGCGGCTTACTGGTCATGTCCTCATTGTAAGCAGTGCAGTGGCAGTGGAACTCGCCAGTGCCCAGCATGAGAAGTTCCACCCGCACTTTGGAGCGGACCTGCTTGACAGTGCTGCCGTGTGGGACGACCGGCTTGAGGCCCTCGTGTTTCCGCAGTCGATTGACGATGACGGCGAACTCGGCATCGTTGCCCTCGCGGAAGGGGCAGGATGCGCAAGCCACCGGCAGCTCCCTGTGTCTGGGTATCCAGTGGGTTTTGTGTTCAGTGCTCATGGTATTCCCATCTCTTTGCACTTCTTTTCCCACGCTTCATCTGTTGGGGCCTCGATGAATTTCATGGCGAAGAACAGGTTCAGTTGCACATCCCGCGCGCCACGGCACAGACGTTCTGGCTTTCCAGTTCGCCGATGGAAGGCGTTGTTCGATCCGGTGGAGTGGCAGATGCGGGACGCCTCGTTGATGGCGGACATTGCCAGATGTGTTCGGAGGAACTCCGTCTTGCTGCCTTCACGGAAGGGACAGGTGGCGCACATCTTTTCGCAGATGGGGAGGCGAGGTTTCTTTTTCTTGGTCATGGTTTGCGTGCTAGTTGTCGGCGTAATCCTTTGCGTTGCTGCTTGACCCACTTCTCGGCACGCGGCTTGTCGGTGAACCTGCCCTGCTGCCAGAGCGCGCCATCAACGTAGATGATGGCAACGATTCCACGCCCCGGATCTTCGGCGAGTTCGTGAGTGATTCTGCTCATACAGTGTATTCGCTTTCCCATTCTTCCGGCTCTTCCTCTCGCCACATAGTTATGGCTACGGCGGGAGAGCCGTCTCCGATCTTGGCGTTGCAGAAATCGCAGACGAGGAATGGGACGGGCGTGGTTCTTATTTCTGCGGCAGTGATAACTTGGATCGCCAGATTCTCAGGGCGCTTGACGGAGGCGATGTCCACCCTGCGCATCTTGAATCCATCCTCCTCGTCTTGCGGGTGCAGTTTGTAGTCCAGCGCACAGGCTGGGCAGAGTAGTTTTCGGCTCATGCAATCTTTCTTTTCATCGTTACGGTTTTGGTTTCGACGGGAGCGGAGGCTGAGCGTGCCCGGCCTTGGGACCAGTCACGCAGCGCCTTGATGGGTTCGGCCATGGTCTTGGAGAGGGGCACGGTGTTGTGCCTGAGTTCGAGGAGCAGGACATCATCCGGTTCCTCGTCGTGCTCGAACGCTGCGAACAACGACTCCTTGAACAGGGCTTCGATCTCGGCGCCAGTCCAACCTTCGGTGGCCTGAGCCAGTGCCTTGAGACTGAATCCGTCGGGCTTCCTGCCGTGCTTGCGAATCTGAACGCGCCAGATTTCCACGCGCTCATCCACGGTGGGCAGGTCGATGAAGAACAGCTCGTCCCACCTGCCCTTGCGCAGCAGCTCAGGCGGCAGCTTGGTGAGGTCGTTGGCTGTGGCGATGATGAAGACGGGGCTCGTCTTGTCCTGCATCCAGGTGAGGAAGGTGCCGATGACTCGCCTCGTGGTGCCGCTGTCGCCGTCGTGCCCGCCAGCCATGCCGGCAAAGCCCTTGTCGATCTCATCGATCTGAAGGCAGCACTTGCCGAAGGCTTCCACTTGAGCGATGACCGCCCGGACGTTGGCCTCTGAGGAACCGACGAGTCCGCCGAACAACTTGCCAGCATCGAGACGAAGGAGTGGGCAATCGAGTTCGGATGCGATGGCCCTGGTGGCGTATGACTTACCCGCGCCTTGCACGCCATAGAGGCAGACACCCTTCAGCATCGGCAGCCCGTACTCGCGGGCCTTCTTGGTGAATGCGTTCTTGCGCTTGGTGATCCACGCTTTGAGTTCCTGTAGTCCACCGAGATCCTCGAACGTGACGCCGGGGTTGATGACCTCCAGGATACCGCCCTTCTTGATCGTCTCGGCCTTGATGCGGTTGATGATGCCCGGTTCGATCTCCTTCTTCTCTGCCACTGAATACGCGGCAGCATCCGCGAACTCGGTCGTGGTTAACCCGGCCGCTGCATCGAGTATCGCCTCCGAATTCCCATTGAGTTCCTGCTTGGCCGAGGCAGCGATCTCCACCGCTACAACCTTCAGTTCCTCACGGGGTGGAAGGGAGAACTCAACCGGCATGACCTCCTTCTCCAGCTCGGGCGGCAGGTGTAGCTGACACCCGATGATAACGATGGGGCGGTTCGTTGACCGCGCCATGCCAATGGCTTCCTTGAGCGCCCGAGTTAACATCGGCGGTGGATTGCCACGCAGGAAGGCATGGTAGTCCTTAAGGACGAGGAGGGATTTGTTCTTGATGAGGTTCCCCTCCGGCCCGTCGTCCGTGTGGCTCACGTCCATGAACTTGCCGAGCACGGCCAGCGGGTCTTGGGTCTTGTCCTCCTTCTTGCCGGTGGGTCGAACGAGTCCGTCGGTGATGGACCACTGCCACACGTCGTAGTCCAGGGACTTGGCGACGGTGAGGAGTTCGCCGAAGACGCGCTGTTCCTCGTGCGTGACGCAGTAGGCGCAGCCGTAGCCGGCTTTGATGAGGTTGGTGAGGTGGGATTTCATATTCCTTCGTCAGCCTTCTGCTTGTCACCGCATCGCGGACAGATCCAATAGCCGTTCTTTCCATCAGTGAATCTCTCACCACACTTCAAGCACGGCGGACCTTTGACTGGCACTGATGCAAAGAGCCCACGCTTTGGGCTTCGTCGTTTTCTCATACTGGGTATCCTATTCTTTCACTTTGTTTTGGTTGTTTGGTTTCTCCGAGGATGAACTCCACGTCGATGACATCGCCGGAGTTCAGGCTGTCGAAGTTCTTGGTGATGTAGTCATGGGCGACGGTCATTGTTCTACTGCCTCCGCCCCATGCGAAAGGATCGTAAGTGGCATTGCGGTCAACGCCGCTGGCCTCCATACGGACGAGAACGACGCAGGGATTTGCGAATCCGTAGCCGGAGCGACGGAGTAAGTATCGCTCAGCTTCATCGTCCACCTGTTGCCCGCCTTTGAGTATCAGGCTGGGCACCATCTTCACCGCAATGACCGGGATGAACGTGTGACTGTCTCTTATCTCTAACGCCTTAGTTATCATTTGTGTTTGTTCATCTTTAAGTAGTTGATAGCCATGCTCAGAATATCTGGGTGCTCTTTTGCGTGCCCAAGCATTACATTGCAGGCCGAACATAGAATGCCACGTACTCGATGCGTCCTGTGACAATGATCTACATGCCAAAAGCGTTTATGCCTAGGTCTTTTACATTTACAAATGGCGCACGACCTGTCTTGGGATTTGAAGATTTCGCGGTATTGTCTAAGGGTGATTCCGTAGGTTGATTTTAGGCCGCTGTTTTTCTCCATCCACTTGAGTAGTCTTGGATTGGATTGCTTCAGCGCCGCCCGCTTTGCTGTCCTTCTTCGGCGCTTCTCCTGCTTGCTAATCCTTGGCTGTCGCCTCGGCCTCGTTGAGGTTCTTCTATAATATTCTGCATGGATTATTTTAGAGCACGCCTTGCATGGGGTCTGGAATCCAGAGGCATCCCTCGGGCCTCTGAACCAGTGTTTCCTAGTTAGCGGCTTTGCTTTTTTACACGCGTTGCAGAACCGCCTGTTGCGGCTGAGGATGACGTGGATGTAAGGCTTGATGTTTGCCATTACGTTGCAGCGTCTCGGATCTCAAGGGCTTTGACAATCATAGGTCACAACGCGGCGAGAACCACCGCTCCTTTTCCCACTCAATGATCCTGCCCCTGAAGCAGGAGATGTACGTCTCTCCACGATGCGGGCCTTGGAGTATGATCCCGATCCAGACGCACAGCCAGTTACGGGTCCAGACGGCAACCCGCCCTTGCTCCCCGAACACTGCGCGGAGGATGCGGAACAGAAGTCTCGGCAGTGGATGCAGTGGGATTATCTCACTGAACCTCTGTCTGGTTTGCTTCCGCACGGGAACTTTGAATGGGGGCGGGGCAAGCCATTCGATCATCCCGGTTCGTTTGTTAATTAGGATGGTGTGTTTCATTTGCAGTGATCTTCGATACGCTTGTGTTCCGCTGGCGAGCGAGCTTTGATGAAAGCCAGCGCCCGAATAGCTAGCTGATCTCCTGCCTTCGCTTTGGCGTGAACGAATTTCCACGCTTCATCATCGCTCGTGAATATGCCCTTCTCGTCCACTGCGGAGAGAACGAATGGGTCTCCTTCATCTTGGCAGAAGATCTCCCAGCCTTGTTCTATTGCGTCAGCCGAGTCCTCTCGATTCCATCTCGGGGTATCACTCATTGATTTCCTGTGGTTTGTTGTTGCTCCACCTGTTGGTAGAACTCCGCCTTGAGTTCCCGCTCCGGCTCCTTCATGCCGAGCCCTTCTTCGAGTGGGCGAGTTAGTTCCTTGCAAGATTCGCCCACCACTCCTTCGACGGAGAGTTGGACCTTGCCGGATTTCTTTGAGATTAGGGCCGTGATTTTGCTCATTGTAGTTCGCGGGCGAAGCACTCTAGGTGATCCCCGTTTTTGTCGGTGATGGATACGATGTCGCCTTTGATTTCGATGGAGCCGATCAAGTAGTGGCAAGAGCAAGTGCCCTCGTCCGGGTCATTCCAGAACACCTCGTCTCCTGTGTGCAGCTTCTTAACGTCGCGCATTTTCATACTCTCTCCATCTCTACCCTAATGAACTCGTCATCCTCAGTGGTGCTCGGGATGTAGCCCGCGTTCAGCGCATACTGCTCGCAATACTGACTGGCGTATTCACACATCAGCTTCTCGGCGTTCTTCCCGATGCACTCGCTGAGCTTGTGTCCGTCGCCAACGAAGTCCCACACCAGGGAGTAGCCGGTCCCGTCGTTGCGTTTGCACACGCCGATTTCAAACCGCACTCCGTTCATGTGGATGGCATGGGCGCACCGTCCGTAATCCTTTGGATCGATGCCGCGCTTGTACGCCGCATCTTCCTTATGATAATCCCGATACCACCGCCCTACCCACTCGTACTTTGTCTGGCCTTCGCGCCATTCCAATTCAGGGAACGTTGCGACTGCCCGCTTTAGAAGTTCAAGGTCAGTGACAATGACCTCCGATGAAACTACGTGCGAGATATAGATACCCTTACCCTTTCTGCGTTCATGCGCGTTTCTCAGTTACGTATCGTTGCGTCGCCTCCGCCGCTGCGACCATCCGCTCTTCTACGGATTGGTGACTCCGTAAATCTGCGAGCGATTCGCCCCATGCGAGGATGGCGTTGACGAGATGTTTGTATTCTCGCTCACTCAGATCGAGATCGATGATGGCAGCCTCGTCATTGAGCAGCCTCCATCGGTTAGCTTCCAGTTCTTTGGCTTGTTCTAGTGTCATTCAGTTCCTGTCGTTGGCGTACTCCCGCACCTCAAGGACGTCCTTGTGCCCGGCGAGTTCGATGGTGATGGTTGCGAAGGCGTCGGCCATGCGTTGTTCGCCCGCCGATTTGTGGCAG